TGAAGAACATTATGTATCAATCCCTGAAGAGAAATATGATGTACTTGAGAGCATGGTAAATAAACTTGATGAAATGGAAGGAAAACTCAATGAGCAGATTGACAGAAATGTCGCTCTGAATAAGAGATTAGCAGAATCCGTTACCGATGGAATCTTAGGTGAAGTTTCTGAAGGACTTGCAGTCACTCAGAAAGAAAAACTCGCTACTCTTGCCGAAAGTGTTGAGTTTGAAAGTGAAACCGAATACCGTGAGAAACTGGTTACTTTGAGAGAAGCATACTTCCCCTCAAAGCCCGCTAGTGCTCAACAAAGAGATTCTTCTGATTACATTGCAGAAGAAGCAACCATAAACCAGGAAGTTTCTGGATCAATGGCTGGATATCTTACTGCTCTGGGAAGAGTCACTAAAAAGTAAGTTTCTACATTATAACATAAACCCAAACACTTTTTAAAAGAGGTAAATTCAAATGCAAATGTTCAATGCTGAACAACTGCAGGAGAAGTGGGCACCATTACTCGATTATGAAGGCGCAGAGAAAATCTCTGATTCCCATCGTAGAATGGTTACCGCAGTTCTCCTGGAGAACCAAGAAAAATTCATGACCGAGGAGCGTGCGTTCCTCTCCGAAGCACCAACTAACGCTGCTAACGCTGCTGGTGCATCAGGTGGATTCGGTGGTAGTGCATCTGGCGTTTCCAATGGTGGAACTCCTAATGCTGGTTTCGACCCCGTACTGATCTCCCTGATCCGTCGCTCAATGCCTAACCTGGTCGCTTATGACCTTGCTGGCGTACAACCAATGAACGGTCCTACTGGACTGATCTTTGCAATGCGTTCCCGCTACAACGACCAGAGTGGAAGTGAGACCTTCTTCGATGAAGTCGATTCCGCATTCTCCGGTCAGGATGGCAACAATGACCTGACCCAAGGTGGATACACTGGAGAGTCCTCTGACGGCATTTCCGTTGGTTTCGGTACAACCGGAAACCCAACTGGAAGCAACCCTGGACTGCTCAACGGTGGCAACCAAGTTGACTACGCAGTTGGTCAAGGTATGCACACTGGTGATGCTGAAGCACTTGATGGCACTGGTAACAATGCCTTCAACGAGATGGCATTCTCAATCGAGAAAGTCACCGTAACCGCCAAGTCAAGAGCCCTGAAGGCTGAGTACTCACTGGAACTCGCCCAGGACCTCAAGGCAATCCACGGTCTGAACGCTGAAGCAGAACTCGCTAACATTCTCTCCACTGAGATCCTTGCTGAAATCAACAGAGAAGTTATCCGTACAATCTATAAGGCTGCTAAGCCTGGTGCTCAGGCAAACGTTGCCACCGCTGGTAGATTCGACCTCGACGTTGACTCCAACGGTCGCTGGTCTGTTGAGAAGTTCAAGGGACTGCTTTTCCAAATCGAGCGCGAAGCGAACGCAATCGCCCAGCAAACTCGTAGAGGAAAGGGCAACATGATCCTCTGCTCCGCAGACGTTGCCTCCGCTCTGACCATGGCTGGTGTACTTGATTACACCCCTGCCCTGAACGCCAACCTCCAGGTAGACGACACCGGTAACACCTTCGCTGGTGTTCTCCAAGGTAAGTATCGCGTATACATCGATCCTTATTCTGCTAACGTTGGTGCTGCTTCACAGTACTTCGTTGCTGGTTATAAGGGTTCTTCACCTTATGACGCTGGTCTGTTCTATTGCCCATATGTTCCTCTCCAAATGGTTCGTGCCGTTGGTGAGAACTCCTTCCAGCCAAAAATCGGATTTAAGACTCGCTACGGCATGGTCTCCAATCCATTCGCAGAAGGAACAACATTCGGTGGTGGTCGCATCAAGGCGAACGAGAACCGCTACTATCGTCGCGTTCGCGTTGACAACCTCATGTGATTCAAGTTCACATATCTTCAGGGACCCTTCGGGGTCCTTTTTTTATGTGTCTAAATACAACAAATGTATCAACACTATACTTTTCCCCAACCATGGAAGCTCCAGAAGAAGAGTGGATGTTAACTATGAATATGGGTATTGATGAAGTACGTATGCTCTACGACCACATTTGTTACTCCATTAAAATGTGGCCAGGTGCTCCAGCAAGACCGGCAGAAGAACAAGAGTATCTTCAGATACTTAAGAACAGACTATTCGCAATGATAATGGAACACACTCTAGATACTAAATAAAGATAAAACAATGAAAGCGTTTTATCAGTTCATTGAAGAAGCAGCAGCAAAAAGGTGTAAGATTGGATATTATTATTGCTTCACCGATAAAAAATGTAAGAAGATCCCTGGTGGTTATCATATAGGTAGGGGTGGTTATCTTGAAAAAGATGATAACGAAAACACCAAAACGGGAGATTCAAATGGATCTGGACAAAATGGTGGTAGCAATGGTAGCAATGGTCATAGTGGCAATGGGAATGGTGGAAATGGAGGTGGAGGAGAATGACAGAACCTTGGATGAATCAAGTTGACAATAGGAATTATCTTTCTCCTATTGGATTTAAATTTTCAATTACTAAAGTACCCAAAGCAGATTTCTTTTCAAACTCTGCATCAATTCCTGGTATCAATCTAGGATTTGCATTACAACCAACCTACTTAAAAGATATCCCTGTTCCAGGTGATAAATTGACATTTTCAGATTTTACTCTGAAATTTTTTGTTGATGAAGACATGACTAATTACCTTGAAGTACACAATTGGTTAAGGGGATTAGGTTTTCCAGAATCTGTTCAGGAACATTTGGATTTAAAGAAAGGAGATGTATATAATCCAAGCACATCATTCAAAGATCAAATGAATGAATATTCAGATGCAAGTTTGTTTATCTACAATAGTAATTTCAATGAAGTTGCCAGAATTGATTTTAGGGACGTATTTCCTGTCAGTCTTTCCACAATCAATTTCGATGCAACTGCTACGGATGTTAACTACGTCACCGCAGAAGCGACCTTTAAATATTCGATATATAATATAGAAGTTTTATGATGTGACTATGAATCTTGATGAAATTCAATCATTATGGGAAGAAGATTCAAAAATAGACGAAGACGAACTACATACGGAATCAACTAAGATTCCATCTCTTCATGCAAAATACTATAGAATATTAAATAACATTCTCTTGTTGAAAAAAATAGAGGAGAATAAATTTAAACAACTTAAAAAAGAAAAATGGCAATACTACACGGGTAAGGCAGACCCAGAGGTGTATATTGATAAACCATTTGATCACAAAGTTTTGCGACAAGATGTAGATAAGTACATGGACGCAGATGAAGATCTGATCAAGATACTCAGTAAAATAGATTACTTCCAGGTAATGTTGAATTATCTGGATAGTATTCTCAAAACAATTAACAATCGAACATACCAAATTAAAAACTCGATTGAGTGGCAGCAGTTTATTAGAGGATATAGTTGATGTCTGACCTGGTTATTCGCAAGAAGAATGAAGTTTATGTCACAGTCAAAGCAGAACCGCATGTCCATCAAGAATTATCAGATCATTTCACATTTGATGTTCCTGGTGCAAAGTTCATGCCTCAATATCGTAGCAAGTATTGGGATGGAAAGATAAGACTGTATAGTTCACATACAGGAGAAATCTATGTTGGATTACTTGACAAAGTAGTTGCATGGGCAAAGAATTATGGATATTCAGTAGAATTTGAAAATAATAAGTTTTACGGAACTCCATTTGAAGAAAACAAGATGATCTCTTATCAAGGGGTCAAGGAATACATGACTCGTATTGCTCGATTCAAACCAAGAGACTATCAAGTTGATGCAGTCTTTGATGCTCTAAAATATAACCGCAAACTTCTAATCTCTCCTACTGCCTCTGGTAAGTCACTGATGATTTACTCTGTGGTGAGATACTTTGCAGAGAAAGGAAAGAAGATTCTTCTCGTTGTTCCCACCACATCTCTTGTAGAGCAGATGTTTAAAGACTTTGAAGACTATGGTTGGAATGCAGATGAATATTGCCATAAGATCTATTCTGGTAGAGAAAAGACAAATGAATATCCTGTAACGATTACTACTTGGCAATCTATCTACAAGTTACCAAGACCATTCTTCAAAGATTTTGAAGTAGTGATTGGTGATGAGGCACACTTGTTTAAGTCTAAGTCTCTGGTCAGTATCATGACCAAGATGGATAGTGCCAAGTATAGATTTGGTTTTACTGGCACCTTAGACGGCACACAGACGCATAAATGGGTGTTAGAAGGATTGTTTGGTCCATCATACAAAGTTACACAAACAAAAGAATTGATTGATAAGGGACATCTGTCACAATTACAGATTCACGTTCTTCTTCTCAAGCATGATTCATATCAGTTTGAAACTTATGAAGATGAAGTTCAATATATTATTGGACATGAGAAGAGAAACAATTTTATCAAAAACTTGGTATTAGATCTGAAAGGAAATACTCTTGTTCTCTTTAGTAGGGTTTCTACCCATGGTGAACCACTTTACGAATTAATAAATAATTCTGTGAAGGGTGACCGAAAAGTATTTTATGTTCATGGTGGCATTGATGCTCAAGAAAGAGAAAGAGTAAGAGAAATCACAGAACAAGAACAAGATGCAGTTATTGTTGCTTCATATGGAACTTTCTCAACAGGCATCAATATTAAAAATCTTCATAACGTAATCTTTGCATCACCATCCAAATCAAGAATTAGAAACTTACAATCTATTGGTCGAGTTCTCAGGAAAGGAGACAAAAAGAATCAAGCAGTGTTATATGATATTGCTGACGATACCACTTATAAATCAAAAAAGAATTACACATTAAATCATCTAGTCGAAAGAATTAAAATTTACAACCAGGAGAAATTTAATTATGAAATCGTACCAGTTAATCTTAAATCAAAATGAATGAAGAATTCTACGCAATAATAAAATTAATGTCTAGTGAAGAAATCTTTGCTAAGGTTACTCCTTGTGAAGAAGAGAGTAGAACTTTATTATTGCTAGATAACCCAGTTACTTTTGAAAATATAGTCATCAGACAGTTGGGAGCAGTTGCTATCAAGGTAGAACCGTGGTTGACTACAGGTAATGATTCAATTATTGTAATTGATATGGATAAAGTAATTACAATATCAGAAGTCTACGATGAACAGTACATTTCTGTATATAAGAAATACTTAAGAGATAAAGACAGAGACTCTAATCAAACAGAAGTTAATGAAGAGATGGGATTTTTATCATCAATATCTGATGCAAGAGTATTCTTAGAGAAACTATATAAAGGTAGCTAAGCCATCTCTATGAACCCTGACAGAGTTATTCTACAGATGGAATCTACTCTTGTCAAGCCCTTTGATGATATGCTATAATGTAAACACAATTATAGGAGAATCATGAAATGTCCAGAAAGAAGTCAGAACATTATGTAAACAACAAAGAATTTTTAGAAGCACTGATCGTTTACAGAGCAGAAGTAAAAAAAGCACAAGAAGCAGGAGAACCACTCCCACGCATTACTAACTATCTTGGTGAGTGCTTCTTAAAGATTGCCACTCACTTGTCTTACAAACCAAATTTTGTTAATTACATGTTCCGTGAGGACATGATCTGTGACGGTATTGAAAACTGCGTCCAGTACATTAAGAATTTCGATCCAGCAAAGTCTAGCAATCCATTTGCATATTTTACTCAAATCATTCACTACGCCTTCCTGAGGAGGATTCAGAAGGAGAAACGTCAGATGGATATCAGAACCAAGATTATTGAGAGATCTGGATTTGATGAAGTCTTCTCAAGTGATGGTGACATCTACAATACTTCTGACTATAATACCATTAAGGAAAACATTCAGTCTAAACTTTATTCATGAAAATTGCCCTGATAACTGATACACATTATGGTGCTCGTAAGGGCAGTAAAATATTTCATGAGTTCTTCCAAAAATTCTATGATGATATTTTCTTTCCAACTCTCAAGGAGAGAGATATCAAAGTAGCAGTCCATTTAGGTGATGCCTTTGATAGTCGTAAGTCTATCGACTTCTGGGCATTAGACTGGGCAAAAACAAATGTGTATGATAAGTTTCAGGAACTAGGAATCAAGTTATATAACATCGTTGGTAATCATGATGCCTACTACAAGAATACCAACGATGTTAATTCGGTAGATTGTTTGTTGAGTCAATACAAGAATGTAATTCCAGTTTCTCAACCAAAAGAGTATAAGGTTGGTGGTGAGAACATGCTTCTCGTTCCTTGGATATGTCAAGATAATCAAGAAGAAACTTTTGAAGTTCTTAAAAAATCTAAAGCAAAAGTTGTCATGGGACATCTGGAGTTGAATGGATTTGAGGCATACAAAGGTCAGGTGATGGATCATGGTCATGACCCATCTATTTTTAGAAAGTTTGATCTTGTGTATTCCGGACATTATCACACACGGTCTAATGATGGAAAGATTTTTTATCTGGGTAATCCTTACCAGATGTTTTGGAATGACGTAGACGATAAGAGAGGATTCCACATCTTTGATACTGAAACTCATGAACTTGAGTTCATCGAAAATCCATATACTATATTTGAAAAGATTTATTATGAAGATAATAATTACAAAACTTTTAATCCATTACCATACGCTGGAAAGATTGTTAAAGTAATTGTTCGTAAGAAATCTAGTCAGGCGGACTTTGAAAAGTTTATTGATAAGATTGACAAAGCAGGATGTGTTGATTTAAAGGTTATTGAAAACTTTGCAATCCATGATGAAGAGGTTTCATTGACTGGTGAAGAGTGCGAAGACACTTTGACATATTTAAATAAATACATTGACGACTCAGATTTTGATCTTGACAAGGACATTGTTAAAAACTTAATGAGGGAAGTGTATCGAGAAGCTTGCGAGATGGAATAATGTTTTTAATCACTATTTCTGGAAAAGAAGAAGAAGGTGCCTATTCAGTCCTAGATGGGGATGGTGAGAAGGCACTCTACCTCTTTGAGGAAGAGGATGATGCTGAGCGTTATGCCGGTCTTCTAGAGGCAGAGGACTATCCAGAAATGGCTGTTGTAGAAGTTGAAGATGAGGTTGCAATAAACACCTGTAACGTGTATAATTACCGATATGTGATCATCACACCGGACCAATTTGTGATTCCCCCAAGAGAGCATGATTTTATTTCAAAAGATAAGATGGCGTAATTTCCTGTCAACGGGGAATCAGTTTACAGAGATTGACTTTACTGACGCACAAACGAATCTTATCATCGGAACAAATGGAGCAGGCAAGAGCACTGTTCTTGATGCTTTGACGTTTGTTCTTTTCAATAAACCATTCCGTAAAATCAATAAGTCTCAGTTGATTAATAGTGTCAATGAGAAAGATTGTACCGTAGAGATTGAGTTCACTACAAACTCAATTGATTGGAAAGTTATTCGTGGTATCAAACCAAATGTGTTTGAGATTTACAAGAATAATGAACTTCTTGATCGTAACGCAGCAGCAGCGGATCAGCAGAAGTGGTTGGAAGAGAATGTTCTGAAACTGAACTACAAGTCTTTCACTCAGATTGTGATTCTGGGCAGTGCATCATTTGTTCCTTTCATGCAACTTCCGGCAGGAAGTCGTCGTGAGATTATTGAAGATTTGTTAGATATCAAGATTTTTTCTTACATGAGTAATATCTTGCGTGAGAAGATTCGTAGCACCAATGATGAAATTCGTGAACTCACTATTCGCAGAGATCTTGTGGAAGAAAAGATCGACATGCAGAATAATTTTATTGAGGAACTTGAGAACAGAGGAAAGGAGAATATTAAAAATAAGAATGAGAAGATTAGGCAAAATTTAAAAGAGCAGAATGATCTTCTTGGCGTGAATGAATTCAAAAATAGAGAACTTGAATCACTTCAAACTCGAATTGAATCGTTTACAAGTCCTGACAAAAAACTTAAGAAACTTGGCACTCTTCGTGGAAAACTGCAACAAAAAGTTGCAACGATTACCAAAGAGCATAAGTTTTTTAACGAGAATACGGTATGCCCCACCTGTGACCAGCACATTGAGGAATCTTTTCGCTTAAATAGAATTAATGATGCCGAGTCGAAAGCAAAAGAACTCCAAAAAGGGTTTGAAGAAATCGAAGAGGCCATCAGACTTGAAGAGGATAAACAAACCCAATTCAAGGTTCTTTCTAGAGAGGCAACAAACTTAACGCATGACATTTCTAAAAACAATACTAGGATATCCGGTATCCAGTCCCGAACCCGAGATTTGGAGCAGGAAATTCAAACTATTACCGAGCAACTTGAGAATAGAAATACTGAACGCCATGCACTAGAAAAACTAACCGAAGAACTGGAGGGTCTTCAGTTCAAACAGTCTAATCAAAAAGAGAATAATGTCTACAACGAATTTGCACATTCCTTAATGAAGGATGGAGGAGTAAAATCCAAAATTATTAAGAGATATCTGCCTCTTATGAATCAGCAGATAAACAAATATCTTCAGTTGATGGACTTTTATATTAACTTCTCTCTGGATGAAGAATTCAAAGAGACGGTGAAGTCTCCCATCCACGAAGATTTTAGTTATGAATCATTCAGTGAGGGGGAGAAGATGAGGATCGACTTGTCTCTCCTCTTTACCTGGCGAGAGATTGCGAAGATGAAAAACTCTGCAAGCACCAATCTCTTGATTCTGGATGAAATCTTTGATAGTTCACTAGATGGATTTGGTACAGAGTATTTCACAAAGATTATCAAGTATGTTGTGAGTGATGCAAACGTATTTGTGATTTCACATAAGACTGATGAACTCATCGATAAGTTTGATAATCTTATCAAGTTTGATAAAGTAAAGGGTTTTAGTAAGAGGGTAGATAAATAAAAGAAAAAAAAGTCTAATGAAATCTTTCAAGGAATTTATTGAAGAAGCGTCTGACGAAACTGATATCGGTGAAAAGACTGGGCAAGCAGTTCCTAGAAAGAAAATGTCTCCTGCTAAGAGACATGAGATGGAAAAAAGAAGAAGAGAAAATCTCAAGAAAAAACCAGGTGAAACTGGAGATGGAAAATTAATTCAGGCGCTTAGAGACAAAGCAAAACGTGAGGGAAACTTTGCGGATTAAGACAAGAGTCTGCTAAAATAAAAAGGATTGTAAATCTCAAAGGTCGTGAAAATCCCTAACTGGCAACACCACTCTAAGAAGGAGCAAAAACGAAAACTTAAACCACAGGCAATGCGTGCTAGGCGTGCTGCCTTGAACCACTTTAAAAAGTGTCACATGACCCCGCCCAAAAAGCGGGGTTCTTTTGTATACTAGGTTCATCGAAACAAAACCCTCATGGCAGTCAACCACGAAATCAAGTCTCAACTTGCCAAACTGCTTGCTACTGAAGACCTGGTGGTCGAGCACAAGCAAGTTGAAACTGCTTGCTTCAATGTCCAAACCAGAGTCTTGACACTCCCATTGTGGGAACACGCAAGCGGTGTTGTCTATGACATGTTGGTTGGTCATGAGGTTGGTCATGCTCTCTACACTCCAGATGAGGACTGGTATCTAGAGAATAAAATTCCTCCTCAACTTGTCAATGTTGTAGAGGATGCTCGTATTGAAAAACTGATGAAGCGTCGGTATCCTGGTCTGGCAAAGACTTTCTATAATGGATACGGTCAACTTTCTGAGCAAGATTTTTTCCAACTTGAGAATGAAGATATCTCCAAGATGAATCTTGCTGATAGAATTAATCTTTATTTTAAGATTGGCAATTTTATTGATATCATTTTTAGTCTTGATGAAAGCATCCTTGTTAGAAAGGTAGCAGATGCAGAAACTTTTCAAGATGTTCTTGAAGTTGCATCAGAGATTTATGCGTACTGTAAGCAGGAGAGTGAAAGACAGCAGAAAATTCAACTCGATAAATTAGAACATCAGCAGTCTGGAACTGATGGAGAAAAAGAATCTAACAAATCTAATCAAGATTCTGAAGAAAGTGATGCAGATTTGGAAACTCCTTCTTATAATGGGGAATCAGATGAGAGTGATGTAGAACCAGATCCTCAACATGGAATGGGAGGTGGTCAGAATTTTGATCCTGATGTCATCAAAACCATGCAATCTTTTGAAGATGGCATGAAAGAATTGGCAAATATGAATGGATTCGAGAATGTCTATGCTGAATTACCTAGTGTAAATTTAGATCAGATTATTGTCAGCAATGAAGAAGTGCATGGTCGCTGTTCATTTGAGTGGGACGATGCTCACCCAGAAACATTTGAAGAAGTTGATGATCTGTTTGCTAAGTTCAAAAAATCTGCACAGAAAGAAGTTAACTATTTGGTAAAGGAGTTTGAATGTAAGAAGTCTGCCAGCGCATATGCTCGTGCGACAACTTCTCGCACAGGAGTTCTTGATTGTACCAAACTTCATACTTACAAGTACAATGAGGATTTGTTTAGGAAAGTTACTGTGATCCCTGATGGAAAGAATCATGGTCTGATCTTTATTCTTGATTGGTCTGGTTCGATGGGAGATGTAATGCTAGATACTTGCAAGCAACTTTTCAATCTCATTTGGTTCTGTAAGAAAGTCAATATTCCTTTTGATGTCTATGCATTCACAAATGAGTATCCTCGTGAGAATATGGCGTATTCTTATGAGAAAAAAGATGGTGTGGTAGTTGTTCCTGAATACTTCTCTCTTCTGAACCTGTTTACTCACAAGACAAAGGGGAGAGATATTGAGAAACAGATGAAGAATGTCTTCCGAATGGCGTATTCCTTCAGGCACTCCTGGGGAGTTGCTTATCGCATTCCAATTGGTATGAGTCTCTCTGGAACTCCTCTCAATGAGGCGTTAATAACTCTTCATAAGTTGATTCCTACATTCAAGAGTACAAATAATGTAGAAAAAGTTCAGTGTGTAATTCTGACCGATGGAGAAGCACCTCCACTTCGCTATCATAAACTTTTTGTTGGAGGTAGATTTGCAAATGGTACAGAGGATTATATTGGTGTCAATTCTCTTGGACACAATTCATTCATTCGTAATCGCAAAACTGGTCATTGCTATACTCTTGATGTTCCCTGGTATGATTTCAGTAACGTGTTGCTGAGGGATCTACGTAATTCCTTTCCAAATACTAATTTTATTGGTATTCGTGTTCTTGCACCTCGTGATGCCGCTCCCTTCATACGTCAATATTCTTGCAGTGCTAAGAATTATGATGTCATGCACAGGAATTGGAAAAAGAACAAGTCATTTGCTATTACATCTTCTGGGTATCACAAATACTTTGGACTATCCTCTAAAGTTGTGAGTCAGGAGAGTGACTTTGAAGTCCAGGAAGATGCAACTAAAGGACAGATCAAAAGTGCATTTGTGAAAAGTCTTCGGACTAAGAAGATGAATAAAAAAGTGCTAAGTGAGTTCATTGAACTTATTGCATGATAAATATTTGCATAGTAATAGGTATCAAAAATGTCTAGATTTGGAGATCTAGTGGGTGGAAAACAGTCTGCACCTGCTCCTGCTGCACCATCTGCACCAGCACCAGTAGCAGTACCAACTCCTCCTGCTGAAGCAGCAGCACCTGATCTTGGTGAGGACACAACCAAGTATGAGGAAGTAATCGAAGAAGAACTTGCTGAATCATACGAAAGTGATGTATCACTTCAAGATATGTCAAAGAAAGAACTTGAGGAGTATGGTCGAACTGTCGGTATTGAACTTGACAGAAGACACTCCCATAGCAGGTTGGTCAAAGAATTGAAAGCGTACCTAGAAGACAATTCCTAAACTGTCACAGGGGGCACCACACGGTGCCCTTTCTGCTGTATAATAACTTCAGTTGAAACAAACACCTGATCATGTCTCTTTCCATTGACTACATCCGCACTTCACTTCAAGAAGTTTACGGTGAGTCTGTCACGAGTGCTGAGATCCGTGCATGGTGTGCCATGAATGGCACTAATTATCAGTCTGTCACTAAAAAACTTGATGACTACAAAGTTGGTCGTGGTCGTTGGAATTTGAGCGTGACTGAACAACTTGAGCAGACCTATCAGGCACCTGCTGCCATGCCAGCAATCGAACAAAACCTTATCCCTGAAAAAGATGATTCCTTCGTCAAGTTTGGCAATTTCGCTGATGTTAAAAAAATTATTCAGTCCCGTGTATTCTACCCTACGTTTATCACGGGTCTCTCGGGTAATGGTAAAACATTTTCTGTCGAACAAGCGTGCGCCCAACTCGGACGCGAACTCATCCGTGTAAACATTACTATTGAAACTGATGAGGATGATCTTATTGGTGGTTTCCGTCTTGTCGATGGGGCAACTGTTTGGCATAACGGACCTGTCGTGGAAGCACTCCAGAGAGGAGCAGTCCTGCTACTCGATGAAATTGACCTTGCTTCCAACAAGATTCTCTGCCTCCAGTCCATCCTTGAAGGTAAGGGTGTGTTCTTGAAGAAGATTGGTAAGGTCATTACGCCTACGCCTGGTTTCCAAATTCTCGCCACTGCTAATACCAAGGGTAAGGGTTCTGACGATGGTCGTTTCATCGGCACCAATGTGCTCAACGAAGCATTTCTGGAGCGATTCCCAGTAACCTTTGAGCAAGAATATCCTACTGTTGCAACTGAAATTAAGATTCTTAGTAAACTGTGTTCTGATGCTGATTTCTGCAAGCGACTTGCTGACTGGGCAGACATCATCCGCAAGACTTTCTACGATGGTGGTATTGAAGAAATCATCTCCACTCGTCGTCTAGTTCACATTGTCAAGGCATACAATATCTTTGGCGACAAAGCAAAAGCGATTGAAGTTTGTGTCAATCGATTTGATGATGAGACCAAGCAGGCATTTATGGAACTGTATGACAAAGTGGATGTTGACTTCAAGATGCCATCTGAAGATACCATTGACACATTGACTGCTGAGTGATACAATGACTAATGCATGGTCCCTACTTTATGATGAACTTACTATGAAGAAACTTGGATTGACCCATGAATCACCGGATGGTGGCAAAACAGTTACAAGTCGGAAACCTATCTCACCCCATTCTATGGACAGAATTGACTTAAATATTCCTGAGTATGAATTTAAATTTGATGACATGACCAATAACAATCCTAATCGATTTAAGTATAGTGAGGAAGAACTCCTCAAAGAACTCAAAGATTATATTTCTGCAACTTACAATGCACACTATTCTGCTGGCAATGATGCCATCCAAACGTTAGACTTAATTGAAGCATGTGGTGACGCTGAAGCATTCTGCCGAAGCAATATCCTTAAGTATGCTTCTCGCTACGATAAGAAGGGCACTGCTCGACGTGATATTATCAAGATCCTGCACTACGGACTTCTTCTCCTACATTTCTCTGATAAATCCTCACAGCGTGAAACCTACAACCAATGATGAAACTTCGTAATCCTATGAAACTCTCTGAAAAGACAGTCAACCTGCTCAAGAACTTTGCTTCTATCAACCAGTCCATTGCATTCAAGAAGGGTAACACTCTTCGCACCATGTCTGTGATGAAGAATATTCTGGCAGAAGCAGAGATTGAAGAAGAGATCCCCCGTGACTTTGCAATCTATGACCTGGTGCAATTCTTGAACGGTGTTACCTTGCATGACAATCCTTCTATTGAATTTCCTAACGAGTCAAATCTGACTATTCGTGAAGGCAAAGACCGTAAAACCAAATACTTCTTTGCCGACCCCAGTGTGATTGTCTCTCCCCCAGAGAAGTCTATTCAACTTCCTACTGAGGATGTGTGCTTTAATCTTGACAGCACCCAGTTGCAGTCGCTCTTGAAGGCATCTGCTGTTTATCAACTCCCTGATCTGGTGGCAGTTGGTGAAGCAGGTGTGGTCAAATTGGTGGTTCGTGATAAGAAGAACGATACCTCCAACGAATACTCAATCAATGTTGGTGAGACTGACCAAGAGTTCAATTTCAACTTCAAAGTTGAGAATATCAAGATTCTTCCTGGAACTTATGAGGTTGTCATTTCTCAAAAACTGCTAGCACGATTTGTTAACAACAATTTCAACCTGACATACTACATTGCACTTGAACCTGATTCTACCTTTGGTTGATGAAGCACATTCTTTTTACCCTTAAGGGTTGTTTGTTTGAACCACTTGATGATGAACAAAACATCAAGATGCTTCTTTACAACGCGGCAAAAGAAGCAAAGTCAACTCTTCTTAATTTGGCAACACATAAGTTTCAACCTCAGGGTGTAACTGGTGTTGCCATGCTTGCAGAGAGTCATATTAGCATTCACACTTGGCCTGAAATGGGTATGGCAGTTTGTGATGTTTTTACATGTGGGGATAGCGCAGAACCAGAAAAAGCAGTAGAATATATGAAAGAACAATTGAAGGCAACTGATATTGTTTCCAACCAATTTGAACGTCCTTTAGAATGAACATTTTTGCAACCCATCAGGACCCTCTGCTTTCTGCAAGAGTTCTTCCTGACAAGCATATAGTCAAGATGCCACTAGAATCTTGTCAGATGCTTGCAATCATATATTCCAAGTGGTACTATGATTGGGGCACTCTTCCCAAAGCAAACGGCACTCCCTATGCTACAGAGAAGGGTGCGTTCCGCAACCATCCATCAACCAAATGGGCAGCACAAAATATTTACAATACTGCCTGGTTGATTCAGCATGGATGTGGTTTAGCAGATGAGTACCATAGAAGGTACGGTAAGATTCATACCTGTGCCAAAACTTTGTTTGAAGCAAAGAAAATCTTCCATCGTAAAGCAGATAAAGCAATCACATGCTGTAGCATGGCAGATAACTTCTCCCGTGCAATGCCTGATGAATGGAAAAAAGATGATACAATAGATACGTTTACTGCATACAAGCGGTATATTGCATCTAAACCTTGGGTGAAGGATAACTACCTTCGTATTCCTGAGCGTAAACCTGATTGGATTTGATTATGAGTGATTTTATTTGGGTTGAGAAATATCGACCTAAGACTATTGAAGAGTGTATCTTGCCTGATGATACCAAAAAAATGTTTCAGGACTTTCTAAATAAGGGTGAGATCCCAAACATGCTACTTGCGGGACCTCCTGGTATTGGTAAAACAACAGTAGCGAAAGCACTATGTAATCAGTTGGGGGTAGATTATTATGTCATCAATGGATCCGATGAGGGACGTTTTCTCGATACGGTCAGAAACAATGCGAAGAATTTCGCTTCGACCGTCTCGCTTCAAGCAACTTCAAGACACAAAGTCATCATCATTGATGAAGCTGATAACACATCCAACGATGTACAACTCTGCTTACGGGCGTTTATTGAGGAGTTTGCTAGTAACTGCAGATTCATCTTCACCTGCAACTATAAAAACAAAATCCTCGAACCACTTCATTCCCGTTGCACAGTGGTTGAATTCGGAATCAAAGGAAAGGAAAGAGCAAGAATTGCCAACGGTTTCTTCTCTCGACTTCGAGAAATCCTCGACGGAGAAGGAGTTCAATACGAACCAAAAGTACTCATTGAACTCATCAGCAAGCATTTCCCAGACTGGCGAAGAGTCCTCAACGAGTGTCAACGATATTCCGTGGGTGGAAAGATTGATTCGGGCATTCTTGCGTCGTTCGGGGATATCGCAGTAAATGATCTTGTTAAGAACCTTAAGGAAAAGAACTTTCCTGAGGTACGTAAATGGATCGTTTCTAATCTGGACAATGATCCTAACGTACTTCTGCGTCGTGCTTACGATGCTCTTTATGAAGTTCTGGATGGTCCTTCTATTGCTGCTGCTGTGCTCATTGTTGCTAAGTATCAGTATCAATCAGCATTTGTAGCAGACCAGGAAATTAATCTTTTAGCAGCAATGACCGAAATCATGGTGGAGTGTAATTTCAAATGAATGTAAAACTTATTCGTATTATTACTGGTGAAGAAGTAGTAGCAGAACTCGTAGAAGAGACTGATGAATCTATTACTGTCAGAAATGGACTTGTGGTTCTTCCTCAAGCACAAAGTGTTGGGTTTATGCCTTGGGCAACAGTAATTGATAAGACTGAACCTGAGATCACAGTATCAAAACAATTTGTTGTTTATATCGCAGCAGTTGACTCTGGAGTTAAAAACAAGTATTGTGAAATGTTTGGTGGTATCACCGCTCCTGAGAAGAAATTGATTCTATGATTGTATCTGAAGAAGTTGCACAGTGGGCAGCGGATGAGTTCATCAACTACTTCTCCCACTTTACTAATATTGAAGACTACCTAAGATTTGTGAAGAAAGAGGTTATCTCGTCTTCATCATCTTTGGTGTCTCTTGAAGATGAGTTCTTTAATGAAGATATTCATCCTCAGGACATGGAATTTGACATCAAGTTCGTAGGCAACCGCTTTCAAGGCGGAGTCCCTCAGGAACATTATGTCAATCTTTTGAGAGCAGTTTCTTCTCATAATAATGAATCCAATATACCTGGAAGGGAATTGCGTTGGATGATCTTTGAGAAAAATACAAAGAAGGTATTGGGATTCATTCGTTTTGGATCTCCCACTATTAATTCTAAACCAAGGAATCTTTGGTTGGGACATCAACCTAATCTGTCTATCTTCAATAGGCACGCTGCCATGGGATTTGTCATTGTCCCGTCTCAACCCTTTGGGTACAACTATCTCGGTGGCAAACTACTGGCACTCCTGTGCTGCTCTCACTTCGCTCGTGAGACCTTGAACAGAGTGTTTGAGAAGGAGATTGCTCTGTTTGAAACAACGTCTCTCTACGGGTCTGCTACCAGTGCCTCACAGTATGATGGACTGAAACCATTCATGAGATACAAGGGACTGACTGAAAGCAAGTTCCTGCCACTGATGCATGATAAGCAGTTTCATAAACTTCATAATGAGTTCACGAGACTGAATGATAATACACCTTTGACTGATAACAAAGCATCATCTAAAAAGATGAAGCGACAAACTAAGATGATTTCTATCATCAAGAACTCTCTTCATGATCAAGATAAGTTGACTCACTTCAATGATGTCATTAAGACTGCCTTTGGTCTGACACAAAAGAAACGTTTCTACATCTCAGACTATGGGTATGAGAATGTGCGTGAAGTTATTCTTGGAGAGCAGGACACTCTTCGTCCTGGTCAGAACTTTGATAAGTTCTACCTTGAGAACATCATCAAGTGGTGGAAGAAGAAAGCAACTAAGAGATATGAAAAATTAAAAGAAGAAGGAAGATTCCGCAACAAAGTAGAACTCTGGACTGAAGACGATCACATTCAAATTATACGATGACATACGAATTGAAAGACTGGTTGAACTCAATCAACATGACTAAAAAGAATCTTTATAATGAAGATCCTTCTGCAAAATATCCTGCATACATTGTCAATCGATGTATGTCTGGTCATCTTGATACAGTTCTGTTCGCTAATGAGATGAATATGAAACCAAATCTAGATTCAAAATTGCAATATTCATTTTTGCTAAATAGTGTGAGGAAAAGGAAGAGATTTTCTCCCTGGCTCCGCAAAGATGAAATCAGAGATTTGGATTTAGTGAAACGTTATTATGGTTATAGTAACGAAAAAGCAAAACAGGCTCTGAGCATCTTAACCAAAGAACAATTGTCATTTATTAAATCTAAATTTGAGACCGGAGGAAAAAGATGATTAGTGAACCTGAGGTCAAGTGGTCAGCTGACCAAATGATCGAAGTTACCTTGAATGAACCTGATGACTTTCTTAAGGTTCGTGAAACTCTGACTAGAATTGGAGTCGCATCCCGCAAGGAGAAAAAGATCTATCAGTCCTGTCATATTCTGCACAAGCAGGGACGGTACTATATTGTACACTTTAAGGAGTTGTTTGCCCTAGATGGTAAACATGCTAACCTAACAGTGAATGATGTTCAGAGACGTAACAGAATTATTCAACTACTTTGTGACTGGGGTTTGGTAACAGTTATCAATCCTGAAAATGTTACTGATATTGCACCACTCAATCAAATTAAAGTTCTTGCGTATAAAGAAAAGAACGAATGGATTCTTGAGACCAAGTATAATATTGGTAAGAAGAAAAAAGTAGAAGTAACCGAATGAAAAAGTAGGGGATACAACATCCCCTTTTTTTGTGTTTCATGGTTAAATAGTAGTGTACGCCGTAAGGGTACACAAAACACAAACTCGCTTTTAAAGGAGCTAAGAACCATGGGTGACATCACCGCATATCGTGCTGCAGACTTGCCATCTTTGCTAGATCGTATAAATAGGCATAGCATTGGTATGGATGAATACTTTTCTCGTCTGTTTAATCAGCACGAAACAACGACAAACTATCCTCCATACAACCTAGTTCAGGTCAGCAACGTAGAATCACGACTTGAACTCGCACTTGCAGGTTTTAAGAAGGAAGAAGTAAATGTCTACACCGAATACGGAAAACTTTTTGTCGAAGGACAAAAAGAAGATAATCAATCAGAAGAAACATACGTCCATCGAGGAATGGCTCAGCGATCTTTCACTAGATCATGGACCCTCAGTGACGAGACGGAAGTTAGATCAGTTAGCTTTGAGGATGGGTTGCTGATAGTCACACTTGGTAAAGTTGTTCCTGACCATCACGCTAGAAAAGATTATCTCTAAATAAAACTGAATATCGTCGCCGCATCCGGGAGGCAACTGGCAAAAACCAGTTGACGCCTCCCTTTTTTCTTGGTATAATACTTGGAGGTAAAAACTGATTATGAGCATTCAACTGGCACTACTAAAGTCTGGGGAGGAAGTCATCGCAGACATTAAAGAATTTAGAGATTCTGATGAAAAGTTAATTTCTTACTTGTTTTCTAACCCATATGCATTAAAGATTAAACCATCTCAAGTTTTGATGGAGGATACTCAGAAACCAAAACCTGAAATTGTCTATCATAGGTGGATGCCTTTATCAAAAGATACTGATATTATTGTAGACAAGGATTGGATTGTTTGTATCACTGATCCACTGAACGAACTTATGGAAACTTTTACGGAGAGAATTAATGGAGGAAACTACACTGTCAACGGATCAGATGATGTTGCCACCGGATCCACCACAGGAACAGATAGTTCCAATAGTGCAAGTACTGTACTTAGTGAACAAGCTACTTTTAGTGAGTGAGATTGAGGAAGTTGGTGCGGACATCGGTATGCCCGATTGTAAACTGACTAATCCCTATCTTCTTACTGAAGGAAAAATGGTCCCGTGGTTAACTGATGTGACAGACGATGAGTTTGTCATGATGAGTTCTGATAAAATACTCACCATGGTTGACCCCAACAAAGAACTACTTGATGAATACGAGTCATTGACTAAATGAGATTCTACACAAATGTCTATCAACGTTTTAATGAAATCCTGGTGCGAGGATATGAAGATGGTAAGCACTTTTCATACAAAGAAACATTTCACCCAACTTTCTTTGTCCCATCAAAAAAGGAAACAAAATATAAAACACTTGATGGCAAGTGTGTAGAACCAGTAAAACCTGGTACAATTAAGGATTGTAAAGACTTCACAGAGAAGTATAAAGACGTAGAAGGATTTGCCATCTATGGTAATGATCGATATGTTGCACAATACATTTCTGAAAAGTATCCTGAAGATGAGATCAAGTTTGATCTGACCAAAATTAAACTGTTCACGATTGACATTGAGGTTGCTGCTGAAAGTGGTTTCCCCGATGTCTTTAATGTTGCAGAGGAACTGCTTGCAATCACATTGCAGGACTATGCAACCAAACAGATCATCTGTTTTGCATCTCGCCCATTCAACAACACCCGTAAGGATGTCCAGTATGTGCAGTGCTACGATGAGTATGACCTTATCAACCGTTTCCTAGACTGGTGGCAAACAGAGCAACCTGAGGTCATCACAGGGTGGAACTGCGAACTGTATGATATTCCTTATATCGTAAGACGCATTGAGCGTTTGATGGGTGAGAAGGTGATGAGGAAGTTGTCCCCCTGGAACAATGTTCGCACTCGTGAGATTCAGATGCATGGTCGTACACAGTTGAGTTGCGAACTTGCAGGTATCACAATTATTGATTACCTTGACTTGTATAAGAAGTTTACCTATACTAATCAAGAGTCTTATCGTCTAGATCACATTGCGTTTGTAGAACTAGGCGAGCGTAAGTTGGATCACTCGGAGTTTGATACCTTCAAGGATTTCTACACAGGTAACTGGCAGAAGTTTATTGAATACAATATCCGAGACGTGGAACTTGTTGACCGTATGGAAGACAAGATGAAATTAATTGAACTTGCGTTGACGATGGCGTTTGACGCCAAGGTAAACTTTGCAGATGTTTTCTTTCAAGTACGCACTTGGGATGCTATCATTTATAACTACTTAAAGAAGAAGAATATAGTTATCCCTCCGAAAGAGAGATCTGAAAAAGATTCACAGTACGCGGGGGCGTATGTCAAGGAACCGATTCCTGGAAAGTATGATTGGGTGGTTAGTTTTGACCTTAATAGTCTGTATCCTCACCTTATCATGCAGTATAATATTTCCCCGGAAACCCTACTCCCCGAGAGACATCCATCGACTACGGTTGATCGAATCCTTAATCAGGAAATAACATTTGAGATGTATAAAGACCATGCGGTATGCGCCAATGGCGCAATGTATCGTAAGGATGTCAAGGGTTTCTTGCCCGAGTTGATGGAGAAGATGTATGGAGACCGTGTTATCTTCAAAAAGAAGATGCTCGCTGCCAAGCAGCAGTACGAGAAGACGCCTACTAAAGCACTTGAGAAAGAAATCGCTAGATGCAACAACATTCAAATGGCGAAGAAGATTTCTCTTAACTCTGCTTATGGTGCTATTGGTAATCAATACTTCAGGTATTTCAAACTAGCAAATGCAGAAGCGATTACTCTGTCTGGTCAGGTATCGATCCGTTGGATTGAGAATCGCATGAATAAACGTCTGAACAAAATTTTGAAAACTGAGAATACTGATTATGTTATTGCTTCTGATACTGATTCTATCTACCTCAATCTGGGTCCTTTTGTTGACTGGGTATTCAAAGGCAGAGAGAAAACTTCTGAAGTCATTGTTGATTTCCTTAACAAGGTCTGTGAAGTGGAATTTGAACCTTATATTGAAAGTTCTTACCAAGCGTTGGCGGACTATGTGAATGCTTATGACCAGAAGATGCAGATGAAGCGAGAGAACATCGCTGACCGTGGCATTTGGACTGCTAAGAAACGATATATCCTGAACGTCTGGGACAGTGAAGGTGTGCGATATGCAGAACCCAAATTGAAGATCATGGGCATCGAAGCAGTGAAGTCGTCTACACCTGCTCCCTGTCGTCAGATGATTAAGGATGGTCTGAAACTGGTCATGAGCGGCACAGAGGATGAAGTAATTGAATTTATTGAGAACTCTCGTAAGGAGTTCAGGGCGTTGCCACCTGAGGAGATATCTTTTCCTAGATCGGTCTCTAATGTAGTCAAGTATAAAGGTGCAAATACAATTTATGCAAAGGGAACGCCGATGCACGTCAGAGGTGCTCTGCTGTTTAACTTCTATATAAAAGAGCGTGGTTTGGATAAGAAGTACGCCTACATTCAAAATGGCGAGAAGATTAAATTCTGTTACCTCAAAAATCCAAATCCGACTAGAGAGAATGTAATATCATTTATTCAAGATTTTCCTAAGGAACTTGATCTTGAAAGATTCATCGACTATGAAATGCAGTTTAACAAGGCCTTCTTGGAACCGGTTAAAACAATTCTTGATGCGATTGGATGGTCAGTAGAAAAGAAAGTTAGTCTGGAGAGTTTCTTCTCATGAGTTATACTGTTCTATGGTCAAAGCAAGGTCCGGGAGATCTTTCTCCTAGGCAGCAAAGAAAAGAGTTTGAAAGTGAATACCAAGCAAATTGGTTTGCAAATTATTTGAGAAAGAGTTATAATTGGGTTATCTGTGTCGAATCTAAAAATCTCAAGGAGTATTAAATTGGAACTACCAATCAACGACAAAGAACTTGCTACTATTATCAGCGCAATGCGCCTAGGTGGTGATGGAGCACTTTATCAAAAATTGAAGAACATTCAGGAAGTCAGGAAAGAAAATCCTGATGGAGCTTACAAAAAAATCTTACGTGAACAATACGGGATGGTTGCCTAATGGATTTATTGAAAGAAATTGTCAAGGAGATTGGAGATGACTTCACAAAACTCGCTTCTGACATTGAAGAAACTGAAACATACGTTGACACAGGTTCGTATATTTTTAACGGACTTGTTTCAGGGTCTATATTTGGTGGTGTATCTGGGAATAAGATTACTGCCATTGCTGGCGAGTCTAGTACTGGAAAAACTTTTTTC